TTGCCATTTCATAATATCCGGTAGCTTGTTTAAGTGTTTTGCTACCTTTAATATTAGTAAGAAATGTGTGGATGGCCTCATCATCTGCTGATCCTATTTTTTGATCTTTAGTATCTTCCATCTCATCTTCTGAATACACAAAGCCGTGTAATCCAACAAGTTTAAGAATGGCTCTATCAACTGCTCTTTTTTCAGCCATTGCATATGGATAGGCAACCCTACAATTTTTAGGACTAGCTTCTCCGTAGGTAATAACTTTCATTTTGTCATTGTGTGCATAGCATTTGATTACTGCTATACCTGATGCAGAATTAGTTTCTACTTCTACAAGATCATCAATAATAACACCTGCTTTTACAGCAACAAGTTCGCAGTATTTGTGTTTCATTATTAATAGTGTTGTCTTACCTCTTGTCATAGAATATAAAGCGTGTTCAGGTTTTAGCTTAAACTTTACTAATATATCCTTTACTCTTGGTTCAATTTCACCAATCAGTTCAGTTTCACCCATCATATTAACCTCCTTTGTTTTCTTTGATGGTTAAATGTCCTGCCTTTGTTCTTGATATCTTGATACCACCACCTTCAGCAAGACGACAGTTGGCAGGTATTAGTTCTTTCAATACCTTACCAACTGCTCGGTGTTGATCGTATTGTACTTTAGTTGAACGCCAAGTGTGTGCATTAGCTACAAACTCATTGTTCTTCTCCATATCAATACGAATCATATCGTTTACTTTTATGTTGTTTGTATAGTCTTGTATTATTTTTTCTGCTTGTAAGTTCTCTGGTTCTTTATCTGTAAGTATATGTTGCTTCCAAAAGGTATCTTCCATTTCGTAAAGCATTTTAATGTATTCATTATTGTATTCTACTTTGCACCACTCGTATCTGTTTCCATTTCCAAATATTACAGATAGGTACGCTTCGTCCATCATTGCTACTTGCATATAGTGTTGTACTTGTGGCATATATTTTCGTATAACATTTTCTAAAGTGTTGTTAGCATTGGTATGCTTACACTCTAGGACACAAATTTTGTCACTAACATTTACCATTCCATCAAGACTAGCGTGGCGAAATCCATCTGTGAAATCGTGTTGATTACTAGCTGATAATAGTTTATGTTCTGTTTCTTGTTCAAACCATTGCTTATTCAGTTTTTCTGATAAGATACCAAGTTGAACAGGTAACACCCGATCCAAGTTGGCAGGTTCTTGCCGCCCTGTCTTTTCTTTCCAGAGTGTGTGCCAATCACCTTCCATAATGCGTATAGCATCTGAACCACCAAGTGTTTTAGGTCGTTCTACTTTTTTCTTTGGTTGCATATTATACTCCTTTCGTATCTATTTTATAGCACTTTTGTACTATGTTTGCAAACGTTTTTGTTTTTAAATATGTATTTTCTATGAACAACATTCCGTGTTCGTATGGTGGTTCATAGATATTTAAAAAGTCTGCAGGTACAGGCAACCTCCTGTACTTGTAAGTTTTAATTAATTGTATTGTGTATTCTTCTATAATACATCGTGGATATTTTGCTAATATGTCTTTGTATATTTTTAAACCAAGTTCATTAGGTACATCACACCCAAATGTAGAGGCACACATTTCTATAGCCGTGCCTATATATTTAGGATTTGCAGGTTTCATATAATCTTTGCAATCAAGTAATGTATTGTTAAGTCTGTGTAAATTAAGCAATGCTTCTTTTTCTGTAGCTACATACTTATCTACTTTGTTTTTTTTTATCGCTAATAGCAAAGACATTATGTATTCGTTCACGCCGTTCTCGAGTATCTTTGGTGGTTTGAGTTGTATTGGATTGGAATTTCTTTGAACGCAATAGCCAAGATCGGAAAGCGTATTGCCAATCTGATTTAGTTGTTCCACCTGCCCGATAATGGTTGATAAAGATTTTAAGTTCTTGCTCATAGTTATACCTTTCTCCAAATTCTTCTGTGATCCAACGCTTTGTATCGTAGCTTGGCTCAAAAGTTTTTGGGATTTGAGATTGATGTACATTGAGAATAAAGTTAAAGCCAAGCACAGTTATCCAATTAAAAAACATAGTGCTGCTTGGTTGCTTTTTACCACATTCCCAAAGCGATACTAACGAATCGGAAACACCTAGTTTTTCTGCAACTTCTTGCGAAGATAATCCTAGGTGTTGCCGTCTTTCTTGTAATTCTTTGACTGCAATTCTATACATATGGACTCATCAATATTTCACATTCGGAATATGATAAGTCATCAGCACAGCTTTGTCTAATTTCAAGGAACTTTGTATTCTTAAACCTTTGTGTTGAAAGTAAAAGTCTTGCATAATAAGGTTTGTGATTGTTATTTATTTTGAATTGTTTGTCAGTAGTATTTACCATTGTTTCCCAACGAACACGATTAATAAGCATTTCACTTGATAATTTTTTGTGTCCGTGATGTACCATATCAGTTGCAAACTGGTGGTACAGTTCCCAAACTTTTGGGTTATCTAAATGAAAATCAATGAACTCGCAAGTGTTCGGCGACTTACCAAACTTTAAAGTTTTGCGATCAAATTTTAAGTCAACAAGATATTTATTCATTCTACCTCCTTATTCATAGGGATGAATATTTTAATGTGAATAAAGCCACCTTGCATAGATGAAATTGTGTGTTCATACGGACACGTCTTAATCCAATCAAGTGCACCTTCAATGTTAGATACTTGAAAATTTACCATAATATACTCCTTTGTTTTAATGGATTAATGGTGGGCACTAGAAGGAAATTGAAAAAAATCTAGTGCCCGTTAGACGTTTTCTCATAAATAGGTACGCCCAAACCTATATCATTGCAAGGAACAACAACAATCCTTGCATATGATTCTATAAATATTTATCCCAATACTCATTCCACATTTCTAATGTTACAGCATTGTATGTTTCGTCGTGCATATCACTTGCTTTTGCATTTGGAAATAGTGGTGATGATAATATGGTTCGTCTGAATGGTCGTACAGCAAATCTAAACTCTTGTATAGTTTCAGACTCGCCAAGTCTTGCTACGACTTCATCAAAGATTTGATCTTCTCGCATAATATATTCCTTTCGTACTATTATTATACTATTTATATACTACTATGCAACTAGTTCTTTCCATTGTACAGAACTTAATGTTTTAGATACTTCATCTTCTCTACGTTTACGAATAGCGTGTCCACGCTGTCCATCAGTATGAGTTGACCAATATGTCATTGCATTGTACAACGCCCATTTAGTTCTACCTAATGATCGTGCTTCTCTATCAAAACCTTCAAGTAATGTTTCTGTTCTTGTTACATTGTAAGGTATAGAATTAGAAGAACGTTTAAATGTTTTGCATAATGTTTGTTCAAGAAATCTTTGAACTGAATGTGGATGCAACTTGATATGTGCCCATTGTGAATAGTCCATACCAGAATCCATAAAGAAATCAAGACCAGACTTTACACGATCTGTAATACTCTGAATGTTTACATTCGTTGTATGTTTGAATCGTAATGTTGATGCGTTCATTGGTGTAGTGCAACCATTCATACACCACAAACGTAAGCCATCACATATAGTTGCAAATGCCCACGATTGGTCATATGAATTGAAGAAGTTGATACGAAACTTTATAATATCATCTTTCTGTGGTTCTACTACAAGGTTGTTGAATGTAACAGAGCCACGCATTTTTGCACCTGCCTCAAAGACTTCTATCTTGGTTTCGTAGTCAAACATACCCGTCTTTTCAACGCCTTGCATAACTTTATCAACCACATCTTTGTGTGCGATAGGTTTGTATTTACTGCCGTGAATACCCAGAACTTGTCCGGTATCTGTACGTACACACGCTCTAGCCATATCAGTAGGTACTTTGTAATTGTCTTTACCAATCTGGCCTGTCGTGTTTAGTGCTTCAAGTTCCACCATTTCTGTTGGAAACTCGTAGTCTTGTTTTATATCATCTAACATTTTTACTCCTTTGTTTATGGTTAGATTAATGTTAAGCTAAAGGTCATACTTTTCCTTTCGTAGTAGATCAGCTAGCCCCTTAGCTTGTTCTTTAAGTATGGTTAGAGAAGTGGTGATGCGTTCCAAATTATCTTGCGATAACTCTTTCGCTTCACAATTATGCAAAGCCACTTCGATAGCACCCGTGCATTTTAGTATTGTTCGCATCTCATATTCACACTTAATTAGGTATTGTAGAGTGTAAAGTTCAGAATTCAACTCCCACTCATATTCTTGTTCTAGTGCTTCAGTTGCCAATTATATTCACCTCCTTATCCATTGGAAACAATTTGCTTAGTCGTCTGAGAGAATGATAAATATGATCACGTGGTTTATCGCTTTGTTCCCAATGCTTTTTTTCTTGTAAGTACATATAACTTAACAAATAAAGTAAATCGTTAGTTTGTTGTAAATTTAATTTAAGAAATATATCTTTAGCCATTTGCAATCCTTTCTAGTTTATCTACAGCTACAGCAATCTCTTTCATATAACCAACATATTCTTCAGAGATCATATTGTTTTCTATTTGCAATAAACAAAGCTGTGTCAAGAACTTCATTTCTTCATAGTGGTGCATAGCCAAACCAAACTTGTTGTGTGATAATTTATCTTTGGCATACAAATTAGATATTTTTTCCTGATATTCATTTGACATTTCTCGGAATGTATTGATCCGATTGATTTCTTTGACGTGTTCTTCACGCACAGTAGTTTCATAATGATGTTGGCGTGAATCTTCTTTTAAAAATTTAGACATAATATACTCCTTTGTTTTTAAGTCTAATATAGCTATAGCTACATCTCGTTCTGTTAAAGATGTAGCTACAGTTTAAATGTTTTTGTTTGTTAGTCGTCAAGTAGGTACAAATTCCAAAAACCTTTTGCCAAGCATAGGAATCAAACCTATTTAGTCTTGACATAGTTGCATATTGCTAGTCAGTTTTATAGCAACTAGTCGGGCTATGCAACTACAGGACTTCACAGTCGTGGAATTGTACCACGCTTTATCTATGAAGTCTTGTAGATACACATAGACATCTGATGATAGTGATTTGATTTTAGTACGAATCTCCCCCACAACGTATGTGTGTTGTGGGTGTTTTCAGCAACTGCTTTAGCAGTTACCTGAAATCAAATATAATGTTTCAGCAACTGCTTTAGCAGTTACCTGAATCATCAGAGGACTAGTAACAATAAAGGTAGAACTTGTGTTCTACCCTTATTGTCGGAAGGAAACCTAAGAGAAATCCCTTGTATCTTTAAAAGATTTCTTTTTCTTTGCAGTAGTTTTAGGTTCATATGGTTTGTATTCATTGCCATTATTTACTTTGGCAATACATTCAAGAATATCAACAAGAGCCATATAGATGTGATAAATAGATGTAATGGACAACATTCTTTGTTGTTCTCTACGAAGAGTTACATCTGGGTCACGATAATCCTTCATTGCATCTGCAAGAGAGTTAGGATTACCAAACATCTGATTTAAATCCTTACCATCAAGATGTGATGACCATACATCATCAAGTGCAATATCATCATTGATTTCAAGCATCCTTGTGACATTGTATTTAAGTTGTCTTGTCAATTCATCTGCAACCTTTTCCATAATGGAATTGGATAAGAAGTAACCACCATAGAAGTGTTCATCTAAAGCAGTAAGGTCCTTATATATACCAAGAAAAGGTACAGATGAAGTTTGAAATGCAACGTCATCAAGGTAACCTGAATCGGCAAGTTGTAACATAGTATCCTTCATAGGTACATATACTGAAGTTTCAATGTATTTACCTTGTTGGACAGGTTGTTGTTTTGTAGATTTACTCATTATATTTTCTCCTATTTATGAGTGTTAATATTACGAAACATAACGCTAACATAACATCACCATTATATTTCATAATTCGGGAACGAAATATCATAGAAATTTTTGGGTATCAACTGAATCTAGGGGCTTTCCCGAAGCCCCGACAAAAAAGTCTAGGAGTCTGTGCAATTTAATAATAAAGTGCAATCCCTTCTTTGGGATTGCCCAAAAGAATGAATTGCCTAGCGAGTCTTTATTGGAGATCCAGTTGATACCCAAAAACCCTGCCTTCTTTGGCAGGGCCTGTTTCTATGATATTTCTGGACTTATCAATTAGCTTTGTCACATACTGCTGAAGCATCAGCAGTATCTCACCCCTGTGAGGTGATTTGGTTCTTCATCATTGAAGAACAGGTATGTTGACATTTTCAACGGTTGCTGATATATGAAGAGTATGTCCGTTGCAATAAAAGACAACAAGATTACTCCAAGAGCAAAGAAGTTAGTAGATACGCTAGTAGCAACAGGATGTACGATTACAGAAGCATCCAAAGTCGCAGGATACAAGGGGAATAGTTCCAGAGTAAGTGCAAGTCGTATGCTACGGAATCCAGAGGTACAGAGGTATATGTTTGAACAGATTACTCACAACTTGGGTATGAGTGCTGTCAAGGCTCAATCTAGGTTGCTTGACCTATGTACTGGTGCTAAATCAGAGTACGTACAGCTAGAAGCTAGTAAGGATATACTTGACAGGGCAGGATTTAAAGCACCAGACAAGCACCAACATATGGTCAAGGGTGATTTCCGCATCAACATAGACCTAAAGTAAGGTAGGGGTCTTAAAAAGTGATATGTGACCCTAACACATAGTCCTACTCACTCATTAAAGTCTTTCAAGGTTCGTTGCAATTTTTTTTTATTTCTGTTAAGGTTTGGTTATGATTACATATATTGTTGTATCAGTAATTCTTTATGTGGTGTTCTAATGCCTAGTACACCGGCTTGGACACGTAAAGAAGGTAAGAATCCCAAAGGTGGTTTAAATGCAAAAGGTCGTGCTTCGTATAAGGGCGGCACATTAAAAGCACCAGTAAAGTCTGGAGATAATCCAAGACGTGCATCCTTTTTAGCTAGGATGGGAAATATGCCCGGCCCTGAACGAGATAGCAAAGGTAGACCAACTCGTTTACTTTTGTCATTAAGAGCGTGGGGAGCATCAAGTAAAGAAGATGCACGGCGTAAAGCTAAAGCAATGTCAATACGATTAAAAAATAAAAAAAAGAAAGGAAAATAAAATGCCCGGATATAAAATGCCAAAGCCAATGAAAAAGAAAAAAAAGAAAAAAGGTTACTAATGAAAGGTGTAAAACATTATACCAAAGATGGAAAAGTCCATACAGGTGGTTCACATAAGATGCCTAATGGGGATCTTCATTCTGGAAAGACACATACATCTTCTAGTAAAAAATTATTTCATTTTAAAGATTTGCCTAAAAGTGTACAAAGAAGAATTATTATGTTAAAAAAGAAAAAAGGATAATATGGCGTACTCACCTCAAG